ACCTACAGAAGCATGGACTAGCACAGTATGGTGAGATGTATGGTGTACCTAAACCTAAGATTGATGATTGGCAGAATCTAAGTCCTGAAGAATATCAGTACAGGTGTGAAGAAGACGTTAGGATCAACGTAAGGTTATGGAAAGACTTAGATAGGAAGCTAAGTAAACTGTACCCCCACAGTGGAAATAAGGGTAGACTTGTTGACTATCTTACCTTCAAGATGGAGTGTGCTAGAGAACAAGAGACCCTCCAGTGGAAATTGGACGTAGATAAAGCAGAAGGTCACTTACAAGACTGGGAGAATCTAAAGGCTGAGAAGACAGAGATGCTTGCTGATGCTATGCCACGTAGGATTATTACAGCAGTACGTAACAAACCTAAAGTTATGTATAAGAAGGATGGATCTCTATCAGCAAATGGAGAGAAGTGGGTTGCACTATGTAAAGAACAGAAACAACCTGAGACTACTGTATCTCTAACAGTTAAGACAGGTGAAGAAAGAGCTAACCCTAACAGTACAGATCAAGTTAAGGATTGGTTGTTCTCGTTAGGTTGGAAACCACGTACCTTCAAGTATCTAACTGATAAGAAGACAGGGGACACGAGGAAATTAGAGCAAGTACGTAAAGATGCAGACTTATGTAGTTCAGTCAAAGCACTGGCAGACATAGAACCTGCTATCAGTCTACTCGAAGGTCTATCTGTTTTGTCGCATCGCATAGGTGTTATAAAGAGTATGGTTAACGCTCAAGTAGATGGGTACGTACAGGGGAATATAGCTGGACTAACTAACACTCTTAGGTTTAAACATGCCAAGCCTCTTGTTAACTTACCGTCAGTTGATAAGCCATATGGTAAAGAGATACGAGGTTGTTTGATTTGTCCAGAAGGTTATACATTGTGTGGTGCTGACATGACTTCACTAGAGGATACAACTAAACGTCACTACATGAAACCTCTAGACCCTGACTACGTAGAAGAGATGTCTAAAGATGGGTTTGATCCACACTTAGACTTAGCTAAACATGCAGGTGTTATTACACAAGAAGACATAGATAAGCATAACAGTGGAGAAAGATCTTTATCAGCCCTACGTAAGAATTACAAAGTAGTTAACTACAGTGCTACTTATGGTGTTGGTGCTTCTACTTTATCTCGTAACACTGGGATGCCCTCTAAGGACGCAAAGAAGCTCCTAGAAGCCTTCTGGTCACGTAACTGGTCAGTCTATAAGGTAGCTAGTACAGCCCGTACAAGGGACTTATTTGGCTCTACATGGCTATACAATCCTGTATCGGAATTCTGGTACAGTCTTAGGAGCGACAAGGATCGCTTCTCTACATTAAATCAAGGAACAGGAGTATTTTGTTTTGACAGTTGGGTATCTTTATGTCGTCGCTACGGAATTAAAACCATTGGACAATTCCACGACGAAATCATCGCACTCGTACAAGAAGGAGATGAAGAACAAACTAGGGCTACGATGGAAAAAGCTATTGAAAACCTTAACCAAAAACTAGAACTTAACGTACCACTAGGTGTAGATGCACAGTTTGGTAAGAGCTACGCAGACATACACTAAATTTATTTTTTTGTCTACCTTGCATATTGGCAAATTTAGACATTATATATAAGTACCAACAGCCGAAAGGAACTCGACATGGCTAAATACACAATGGATATGATACTTGAATATGCTAAAGTATTTCCAGAAAACGCAGACATGGGTAGTCCAGATGGACCTCGTGCCGCACAAGCAGTACATCAGAATGGTGGGCAGTTTATTACTAATGCTTACTTCACTGATGAAGAACAAATCAGCAAGCTAGAAGCTGAAGGTTTAGACCTACACCCTATGAATAGTGACCGCATACGACAAGGTAATGCAGATCTAGGAATAGGTAAGTACATGAAGGTCAAGCGTAAGGTTTCTGATGTAAAGAACTTTACAGATCGTAATGGTGAACCTGTCACGATTGATTATGGTGGCGCACCTAAAGTTGTTAACTTAACTGAAGGTCGTGAAGGTAAACGCATGTGGGACTTCTCTAGTGATGGTCCACTAGGTAACGGTACTAAAGCTAAGGTACAGTTTGAAGTATATGCTAATGGTGCAGGTGTACGTCTATTAAACGTAGGTGTTACAGACCACGTACCATATGAAGATAACGTAGTGTCAGAAGATGACGAACTGTTTAACGTCTAGGAGTAGAAAATGAGAGTAAGTGTTAATGCATACATGGAAAAGGATGATGATGGTTACAGCGGTAGTGTTGATATGAGCAGGGATGATATTACAGATGCCCAACAGTTAGCTCAACTCTTTGCTGAAGCCGCACATGCCTTTGGTTTCACATATGTTAAGTCGGTAGGTTTTGAATGTGAAGATGGTGAAATGATGTGGGGCGACACTTAAATGGACATGGGGAAGGTACTAATCGATGGGGATATAATTGCTTATCGTGCGGCCTTCTCCACTCAACAGGATGGGTCGTCAGATACAGAAATGAAAGTTGACGATCTTATCCAGTTCATTTTAGAGAAGACTGTATTATTCCCAGAGTTAGGTATAGACTATGAAGTTTACTTAACTGGAAGTGGTAACTTCAGATATGATATAGCTAAGTCACATGTCTACAAGGGAAATAGAAAACACGTTGAGAAACCTAGACACTTGCAACATGCTAGAGATTACATGGAAAGCAAGTATAAAGCTACTGTAAGCCAAGGAGAAGAAGCAGATGATCTTATTGCTAAAGAAGCCGCCAGATTAGACTACAAGGCTTGTGTAGCCTCTATAGACAAGGATATGTTACAGATACCCTGTTGGCATTTCAACATCGTTAGAGGTGACTATTTAGAAGTAACCCCCTTCGGGGGAATTAAGTTTTTCTATACTCAGATACTAACAGGAGATAGAGCAGATAATATTGTAGGTCTGTTTCGTGTTGGTCCTGTCAAGGCTAAGAAAATACTAGAGGATGCAGAGACAGAAGAAGATCTCTGGGATTGTGTAGTTAAGGCCTACGATGGAAATGAGGATAGAGTAATAGAAAACGCTAGGCTGTTATGGCTTAGAAGAGAAGAGGCAGAAATATGGCAACCACCAAGAGTAAGATCCGACAGCAAGCTATAAAGAATGGTTATCGTTCTGGGCTTGAGGATGTCATATCTAAAGACCTCAAGGACAGGGGTGTAGACTTTGGCTACGAGACAGTTAAGATAAACTGGAAGTTAGTAGAGAACAAGACTTACACCCCTGACTTCATATTACCTAATGGTGTAATAATCGAGAGTAAGGGACGCTTTGTTCCAGACGATAGAAAGAAGCATCTCAAAGTTAGAGAACAGAACCCAGACCTTGACATAAGGTTTGTCTTCAGTAACAGTAAGAATAAGATTCGTAAAGGATCTAAGACTACATATGCTATGTGGTGCGAGAAGAACAACTTTCTATATGCAGACAAAAGGATACCCGACGAATGGATAAAGTAACTTATCATGTACACAGAGTAATTAATGGACCATTCCAATGTCCTGAAGGTAATTGGTGGTTAACATGCAGTGTAGAAGATGTAGAAGCTAAGGAGATGTTTGAGGACGATATACCTTTTATTAACTTTGATGCCGCCTATAAGTTTCAATCTTACTTTTTATCTACTATAGATCCTATAGTTATAAACATACCCGACGAAGGAAATGAACATGTCTAAGACAGCAGTTGTATTTAGTTGCGCTCATAGTGACCCGACTACAAGTAATGAAAGATTTGATTGGCTAGGAGAATTAATATATGACGTTAACCCCAATTATATCGTTGACCTCGGTGACGGTGCTGATATGCGTTCTCTCAATAGTTTTGATACTAGGAGTCCTGAAGCTATTGTCAGTCAAAGCTATGAACAAGATATCGAACATTACAATGAATCTATGGATAGGCTCAGACAAAAGCCTAGTCAACGAAAGTACAAAAGACCAAGATGGATTGGGTTTGAAGGAAACCATGAAAACAGGATCAAGAAAGCACTCAAGAGCGACCCCAGACTTGAGGGAGACAAGTACGGGATATCCTTCGGGCATCTTCAAACAGACCACTGGTTCGACGACTACCACGAATACAGAAACTCAGGACCATCTATAGCTGAATATGATGGTGTGTCGTATGCACACTTCTTCCAAGCAGGTAACTTCGGTTCTGCTGTATCTGGATTACACCACGCTAATACTCTGCTAGGTCACAGATATACAAGCTCTACTTGTGGTCACAGTCACAAACGTGATCTAAAGTTTAAGGATGGAGCTAAAGCTATAGGTCTTGTAGCAGGTTGCTTTAAAGGTGCTGAAGAAGGTTGGGCAGGTCAGTCTAATCTTGATTGGTGGAAGGGTGTAGTAATCAAACGTGAGATAGAAAATGGTATGTATGAGCCAGAGTTTGTATCACTTAAGAGGTTAAAGGAGTTGTATGGGTAAACGTAGCAACTTTGAGAGAGTACCCAGAGACTACTATCCTACGCCCATAGAAGCTGTTGAGCCGCTACTAGCACACTTACCCTACGCATTTGATTATGTAGAACCTTGTGCTGGTGACGGACGCTTAATAAGACACATAAGTAAACTAACTCAAGGTACAGGAGAATGTATATATGCTAGTGACATTGAGCCAAGACATGCTGATATATTTACTTCTAATGCTCTTAATCTTGATTTTGGCGGCTATGGAGTAATGGACTACATGATAACTAATCCACCTTGGGACAGAAAGATATTACACAGTTTGATAGACCATTGGTTAGGTATCTGTCCTACTTGGTTATTGTTTGATGCTGATTGGATGCACACTAAGCAGTCAGCTTTGTTTATGACTTATTGTTCTAAGGTTGTGTCAATAGGTAGAGTTAAGTGGATAGAAGGAAGTAAGAGTGTAGGTAAGGACAACTGTTGTTGGTACTTATTTGATGCTTATAAAGAAGATATGAAACCAACAGAATTTTATGGAAGAGTAGTATGACAATAGGATTTAGAGAATACCAACAGAAAGCAGTTAGCTTTGCTATATACCCTGCAACGCATAAAGTTCTATACCCAGCTTTAGGTTTATGTGGGGAGACAGGGGAAGTAGCCGAGAAGGTTAAGAAGCAAGTAAGAGATGGTGTGTTTAACAGACATGAGGTAGCGAAGGAATTAGGTGATGTACTGTGGTACTTATCTAACTTAGCTAACGACATAGGTTATAACTTAGACGAGATAGCTGACATAAACATAGAGAAACTAACCAGTCGTAAGAACAGAGATAAGATAAAAGGATCAGGAGATAATAGATGAAGATATTAAGAGCGTTTGGTAGATGGTGGTATAGGTTTATTAACTACATGATTACGTGGCAGATGCACAGAGATGCCGTTAAGCATTTAAATAGGTTAACTGATAGAGAACTAAAAGATATAGGTCTTA